TGGCACAAAGCTCTTCAGGAAACATTGAGCTTTCTTTCAATTCATACAACAGCGGGGCGGGTGCTTACAAATACCTGCAAACTGACACCGCTTCACTCTATCGCGCTTCGTCGGTTCATTCGTGGTTCATCGCCCCCTCCGGCACCGCTGGCAACGTAATCACATACACGCAGGCGATGACGCTGGATGCGTCGGGGGTGTTATTGGTCGGAACTACTACTGCCCCAAACGTGGGTGCTGCAACAACGTCCAGTGGATTCTCAATCAATGGTTCTGGCAACAATGCATACATTGCTTCAAAAATCGACAACGGAACCTGCGGTTATTTCCGTCGAGATGGAACCGATGGTGCGGCTCTTAATTTCTACAAAGCAAACTCTGCTGTTGGCAATATCTCGGTAACGGCTTCTGCGTGTACCTTCAACAGCACTTCAGATTATCGACTGAAGGAATCTGTTCAGCTTCTCACCGGAGGACTGGCTCGCGTTTCCGCTCTGAAGCCTTCGATCTACAAGTGGAAAGCTGACGGCTCGAATGGCGAAGGTTTTATCGCTCACGAACTTGCAGAAGTTGTTCCGGCTGCTGTCAGCGGTGAGAAGGATGCACTCAATGAAGACGGCAGCATTAAGCCGCAGGGAGTCGATATGTCCCGAGTGGTTCCGATTCTTGTCGCCGCCATCCAAGAACTCGCTTCCGAAGTCAACGCTCTCAAGAAAGCCTAATTTATGACCATCCTCTGGCTCATCGAACGCCTTCTCGTCCGCAAAGTCGAAGGCACCTACTCCGATGTCGTCATCACCGCCGACTGGCGTTGCAACGGCACCGAAACCACCGGCACCGGCGACGACGAGAAGACCTACAGCGGCACCTGCTACGGTAGCTGCTCATTCGCTCCGCCGACTGGCAGCTTCACGCCGTATCCTGATTTGACGCAGCAGCAGGTGCTGGACTGGTGCTATCAGAACGGAGTCGATCAGACCGCGATTGAGGCCAACGTCACCGCGCAGATCGAAGCGCAGATCAACCCGCCGGTTGTTGTGCTGCCGCTGCCGTGGGTTCCGCCTGCGCCGGTTGTTGTTGCCGAGCCTGTCGTTGTTGCCGATGCTCCCGCCGCATGATCAAGATCGAACTGACTCAGGAGCAGACCAATAGCCTGCTCCAACTCATCGACATCGCCATCAAGGCCGGTGGCTACCAGAACGCCAAGGTCGGCGTTCCTTTGGCCGACATCATCCTCGCAGCAGCCCAACCCAAAGCATCCGAGTAAATGAACTCCAATCACGGCGGTGACACAAATCAGATGATCGCCTCCATGGGCGGCGCAGCAGCGGCCACCGCTGTTTCGTTTATCCCCTGGCTCACCGACATCGTTCGACTTATCACCGCCGTGATTGGCTTACTCTGCGCTATCTACGGTGCATATCGCTTATTCCGATCAAAATGAAAAACACCAAGACCACGCTCGCCGGCATCGGTGCCATACTCATCGCTGTTGGCGGGGCTCTCAAAGCCCTCTTCGACGGTGATCCGACCACCCATCTGGACATCACTGCGACCATTGCCGCCGTCACCGCTGGCATCGGCTTGATCTGGGCCAAGGACGCCGAGAAGAAGGCTGAATGAACGTAATCGAGCAGATCGTGACAGCCATCCTAAAATGGCTGACCGGCCTGGCCAAAACACAACCCACCGCCGAAGATGCCAAACCCGACCCCGAGCTTAAGCAAAAGCTGCTGGATCGCATTGATAAGTCTGGCGTCTAGCTGTGGCTGTCAGACCCGTGTGGTCTATGTGCCCCACGGCGAGCCTGTGCGCCTTGCTGAGAGCGTTAAGGCTCGCGTCTGGGTCAAAGGTGCGGACGGCGCTCCTGTGCGCTCCAAGAACCGTATAACGCTCGCAGAAGGTTGGTACGCACTACCGAAGAACTGATATGGCCCAACAAATCATCAACATCGGAGCAATCGCCAACGACAACACTGGGGACACCCTCCGGGGCGCCGGGCAGAAGCTCAACGACAACTTCACCGAGCTTTACACCGATATTTCGGCGCTCAACTCTGCGACTGCCTATGTGCCGACTTTGACCGATGCGGGTGGTGGCCGGACCTTCACAGTAACGGTCAACACCGCGCGGTACACTGAGATTGGCAATCTGCGCTGGTTTACGGTGGATCTGACCGTCACCGCGGCCTCCGGTGCTGCCTCAGGAGAGCTGAGGCTAAGTCTGCCAGCCACATCGACCTATTCCGGGTCGGTAGAGTTCTGGGCCGACAACCTGGCTTCTGCTGCCAAAACCGATATCCAAGGCTACATCCAGGCTGGCACCAACTACGCACAGTTAACGCACTACGAGAACGGGGACGCGCTGCAATTAACGCAGCACGTCAATGCTACGTCTCGATTGATCGTGACCGGAATCTTCTTTACCACACCGTGACCATCATCGGCTCAAGTCTCCAGCAGGGCATGACTGTGCTCCAGCAGATGCTTGGGGCGCCGATGTTTATCTGGGAAGGCTCGTCGATCCGGTGCATCCCGGCCATGGTCACCGATGCCAACACACCAGTGCCCGGTGGCTTCCAGGACAACGTGGCATCGAGGATTCTGGTCAAGTTCTCCGACTGGAAGACCTGGGACAGCACCCTGGTCACGATGGATACCACGCTGTACACCCTCGACCAGGGCACCGAGTTTTCCCGGCTGCTCAAGGAGGACGGCTACTATCTGCTGCAGGAAAACACCGACCGCATCGCACTGACCTTCTGCAAGCCCAGGCCGGTGGTCGGCCGCACGCTGGTCTACCAGGGACGCACCCTGCGGATTCTGTCCTGCCGGGTCGATGCCTCCGGCGCTTACTACAGCCTCGAACTAGGAGCCAAGACCCGGTGAGACCTGTCGTCAACATGACGGTCGACTCCAGTCGGTTCGATGCTGCCATGAAGCAGTATCTGACCCAGACGAGCCGAGACCTTCACAAGGCAGTTAACTCCCGGTTCTTTTACCTAATGGTGCGGCTGTTCGTCCTGGTGCCGCCTAAGAGCCCAGGACAAGAACGGCGCCGCATTGCCGACTACCTCGGCACACCGCTGGGAAACATCAATCGGAAGTCCAAGAAGACCGGCAAACGCATCGGCAAGTCCCGCCTGCTTCGCCGGGTTCACCTGATCGCCCAGTCGAAGGAAGCCAAGGCTGGACGCCGTGGCCTCTACGGCGAGGAGATGAAGGCAGCAGCCTCTGCTTTGATGCGGAAGGCTATTGGATCAGTCGGTTACCTCCGCTCCGGTGTGGTAAAGATCATCCGGATCTACAACAAGGGCTTCACTCAGTTCCAGAGCCCGAAATGGAAGCCTCTGTCAAAGCCTGCAGGCTACAAGGCGCCGAAGAAGACCAATGCCGCCCTGGTCTCATTGGCCAACCAATACGGCCTGCCCGAGGAGAACGTGGCCGTTCACAAGGGCACCAAGGCCCGAGGAATCCAGGCCGTGCCAGGCTTCAACCCGACGGCCTCGGTGGTGATGACTGCCGGTGTGGCTGACAACCAGTACAACCGGGTGGCAATGATCTACAACCAGGCCATGCAGAAGGCCATGGACGACGAGCTGGCCGAGCTGACCAACCACATGACCGAGGCCATGTTGCAAAACGGCAAGGTGCTCGAAGATAACGGGATCGCCATCAAATGAACGCCGTTGCCCTAAGAGCTGAGAAAGCTGTGGCTGACTACCTGGCAGCCGCCGACTGGTCGGCCGCCGGTGCCGGTACACCGACCTGCCTGACATCCTACAGCCGCGGCCTATACGACGACCCCGACGAGCAGGACGTCATGCCCAACTTCCCGCGCCTAGTTGTCTCGACCAACTCGGCCAGGCCTGTGCAACGCACCGACTTGACCTGCGAGCTGGAGATCGCTGTCGAGCTGCAGTTATCTGCAGACGACACCGACGAGGCCGATGTCCTGACCACCGTGCAGGTGCTCGACAATCGGATCCTGCCGCTCTTTGACGAGTCCGGCGCCTCTGCCCTGGACGCGCCATCAAACGACGCCAGCGGCCCGTTTACGGCCCAGTTCGCCGCCCCTCTGGACTTTGGGGCTGCCTCAATCTCTAATCGGTCCAGGACGTTCACCAGGACCTTCACCCTTTACTGCAGCGCAACCATCTAACCTCAGACACCTATGGCTAACGTACACGGAAATAAATATCTCTTTGGATCACCGGCGACCTTGGCAATGTACGACGCCGCCGGCGCCCTCATTGTCACCGGCTACATCTCGCCCGAGATCGAAAGTTACGACATCACCGGCGAATGCGACACCGAGGAGGTGCGAAATAACAACGGCGAGGTGGTCGGCCACATTGCCTACAACAACCGCCTGACCCTGACCGTCAATTTCGTTCCTGTTGGAACGAATGCCACGGCAGCCACTGCACTTAACGAGCGTCTCTACGGATGCTCGTTGCCTCAAGGCAACGGGACTGTTGCGATCACCAACGCTCCAGTGATCAATGTCGCAGGTTATGCCGACGCCATCAACACCGGCAGCGGTGGTCGATGGATCTATGCCGGCGGTGGTTCAATCAAGACCACCCAGACCGGCAAAGCCACCGGGACGATCACTCTCAAGCGCTTCCCGGCGATCAGCGCTGGCGCGGCCACCAACCTGTGACCGCCCTGGCCGACATCCTAAACGCTACATCGAAGCCTTGTCCCATTGTGATGGGGCTTCGCCTGGTGCCTTTTAGTGTTGGCCATGCCCTGCTGCTGCATCGGATGGGTTCACCATTTGTCTATGGTGGCAACGCGTCGGCCCAAGATCTTGTCGAGGTGGCTGTTGTCTGCAGCCAACCGATCTATGAATCGGTCAAGACGATGCGCTCCTGGCTGCGGTGGTTGCCGCTGCGGATCATGCGCCAGAAGGTTAAGAAGGCTGATCTTATCAAACAGTGCCAATCGGTTCAGGAATGGATAACCAACCAGTCAGACTGCCCGGAGGTGTTGCGCCGTCCTGGATCTGGCCAGCGTTCGGCAACCATGCCTTGGCCGGAACGGATCCTGGTCGGCCTAGTCAGCATTGGATTCGACGAGATCACGGTGATCAATATGCCTGTCATTGATGCAGAACGGCTGTTCCTAACGCACGCCGAGATGAACGGCCAGGTCGAGCTCTGGAGCAATGAGCAGGATGCCCTCTGGCGCTACGCTCAGGAACAAAGCACAATCAGGAACTGAAATGGCCATCTTCTCACTCATTGCAAAGCTGGGCCTGGACGGCAGCTCATTTGAGGGCGGCCTCAAACGAGCCACCAGCATGACCGACAAATTCAGGTCAAGTGTCGGCGCTCAACTCGGTGGCGCCCTATCAGTGGCTGCAATCGGCGCCTTTGCTTCCAAGGTGATCGAGACAGCCGACGCCATTGGCGACCTCTCGGAGCAGCTCAACATCAGCACCGACGACGTGCAGCGCCTTCAGGTGCTGGCAGGCCAGACAGGCGTCTCATTCGAGGCCATGGCCAAGTCGATTACCAAAGTCAGCCAAGAGCGCCTGAAGGCTATCGAGGAGGGCGGCAAAGCCCGGGAATACTTCCAGGCACTCGGCCTGTCTGTGGCCGAGCTGAACGACAAAAGCCTGTCCAACATCGAGCTGATTGAGCGGATGGGTCAAGCGCACCAAGACTCAGGAAAGAGCGCTCAGACGCAGGCCGCAATGATCGCCATCCTGGGTGAGAAGGCATTCAAGGCTGCAGGTGCTATGTCCAAGATAAAGGATCTTGGGCCAATCAATCTCATCACAAAAGAACAGATTGATGCAGTCGGAAAGATGGCCGACCGCATTGATGAAATGAAGAGGCAGCTTCTTGTCTCAGCTATTCCAACGGTCGGCTTTTGGGCCGACGCAACCGAGAGGGCTGCAAAGGACACCGAAGACCTAAAAGACGGCATGGAAGGCATTTTTCAGATGCTGATGGGTAAAGGATCTATTGTTAAGGCAGGCATACAAGAAGCCTTTGCGCCATCAACAGAGGCTGATCGCCGCTTTGAAGCTTTACCACTGGAACGTGGCGCAGTCGGTGTTATCAACTCTCGAGCCAAACGGGAGACCGCAATGTTCACCGAGCCAGCTGCCCCGGGCTGGGTCAACACCATGGTCGGTCAGATCAAGATGCAGACAAACGAGACCAGGGCGATTCGGGTAAACACAGGCAGAACAGCTCAGGCTGTCGAATAACATGGCAACGATCCAAGGCATCCCAAATCCGACGGCCGGAGAATACATCGAGGTCAGCCGTGCCTACGATAACAACGGCAGCGGCCGGGTGATTCAGTTGGTCTTCCGGGGGGACAAGAATACCCTCCGGATAGCCTCAGCCCAATGGGTGGCCCTGGGCGCCAAGTACAGCATCAGAGAAGACGGCCCCTATTCCGAAGCCACAGTCACCATCGGTGGCAACTCATTCGATCCAGGGCTTCCAATTCAAGACCAGACCACCCCTCAGGTTGGCGAGCTGGCTGACATCCGGTACGAGTTCCGCACCGATTACCTCGATGTGTCGGTGTTCGCTTTGCCTGCTGTCGACAAAGAGGCCAACTCGACAGGCAACCCTGCCCTCTATCGCTACATTATCGAGACAGCGATCAAGAACGGTGAGAGGCTACCAGGCATTCAGGAGAGCAACATCTCGACGCTGCCATTGGCTCAGAAGGTCTGGCAGATGCTTTACCGAGGCCAGGACACCTTCCCAACAGCCCGGGTCAGTCTGACCAGGATCGCAACCTTCAGCGGCAACCTTGGGCTGCCTCAAGTTCCCAACGGAATCCCTCCGGTCTACACCAGGGAATCATTTGCCACAGCCTGGAATCTTCCTTTTTCGGTGGTCTCAATGCTTCCTACGACACCCATCGACCAAACTACCGGCCAGGCCTTGGCGCCCGTAGGGACGGCCTGGGGCTGGAAGCAGACAAACTACTCGACCAGCCTGATCACCAAGACCAACCAGGTCGAGCAGGTGATCGCTTGGACTTTTGCCCCCTACGACACATTGGTCTACCCCTTCTTTTAACCTCAACTAATACACCTCTATGGCAGACGAAATTCAAATGACCGCCCGGCTGTACGCTTCCAAAAACGGAGCCTACTTGCCCTCAGTAACCTACACCAAGAGCGCCACCATGGTCGGCACCGATATGGGCTCTCAGACTCAGGTGATCGGCCTGACCGTCGAGACTCTCGACGTGCCGGTCGATGTCACCAGCCCCTACAAGCTGCTGATCAGCAACCTGGATAACACCAACTACGTCGAGCTGGGTTTTGTCTCCGGCACCTACACCATGCGGATCCCGGCCGGTGAGACTATGCTGATCCCCTACGTCAGCGCCACCCTCTACCTGCTGGCTAACACCTCCGCGGTGACCATCCAGGCCACCTTCTGCGAAGTTTAATCGACCAACCCTATGGCAAACGAAGTCGAGATGAGCGCCCGGCTGTACGCCAGCAAGGGCGGCGCCGTGATCAATTCACAATCGTACAGCACGGTGGCCAACATGACCGGCACCGACATGGGCCAGCAGACCCAGGTGGTCGGCACGACCGACGAAACGCTGGATCTTACCGCCGACTTGTCCACACCCTACCGTCTCCTCGTGGTCAATCTGGATCTGGTCAACCCGGTCTCTATCGGGCCTTCCTCGCCGTACTCATTCCAGATCCCGGCCGGGCAGTTCATCCTGATCCCCTGGGTCGACGCGACGATGTACGTCAAAGCCTCGAACAGCCCGGTCAAGATCTTCGCCCAGTTCTGCGAGATTTAAACTATGCCAATTCAACTGCCATCCAAGCTGTCGGAGCGCGGCCTGAAGGCAGATCATGCCCGGGCCATCAATCAACTGATCGAGGCCGTGCGCCGGGTCCAGCTCGTCGCCGGGCCTGGCCAACGGGTCGAGCAGAATGCCAATGGAACGACGCTGAAGACCGCGGTGGGCTCGACCACGGTGCAGACGGCTGAAGAGTCCTGGTTCTACTGATCATGCCATACGCCCTTGGCAGGCTCGACAAGATGTTCACGGCCGCAAACCTGAACAACCTTTACAGCCGATTCGATAAGAAGTGCCAGGCAGCGCTGAACGGCATGGGGCCGCTGTGGGCGAGTTCCCGGTTCTCGCCCTTTGCCCAATGGTCGGCGCCATTCCCGTATGGCGTCTGGTATGTCTACCGGAACGACCCGGAGACCGCCCTCAGGCTCAAGGACGACGGCGCCGTACCCAGCCCGAGCATCCCGGGCATCGGCACCTACCGGGACGAGCACAACCAGGTGGCCGCGCGGATCGAGCTGTCGAAGCTGGAGAACAAGCACCTGGATGTGGCCGGCGGCCAGGTCTACGTCGACCACCACAGCACCACGGGAGATCCGTTTACCTGCGACGTCGGCAAGATCCACTTTAGCTACGAGCTGTTGCGCCGTGAAGTGGCCGGAATCGAATACGACGTGCACCTAGGCTGGGATCCACAGGCCGGATCCGGGCTCACGTCCTATGTGCGCGGCAGCCTCGGGCCTTCCGACCCTACACTGCCCCCTGGCCGGATCCACAAGCACAGGCTGGCCGTGGCCGAGATTGCCATTGAGGGCCTGACCGAATTCCGGATCCTGAACACATACCAGCGTTACGACTGCTGGCGTGTCCACAACTGCGGCACCTCGACCGTGCAGGTGCTGCTGCAGTTGCCCGATGGCAGCGCCGACAGGCAGTTCGTTGGTCCTGGAGCCGTCCGGGCCTTCCGACGCCGCCAGGACGGCACCTGGGCTACGCGCTGGCCTAATGGTGGGTTCTGCTACCATTTCTTCCCGTACTTCCCGGGGGACGTGCCCTTCTTTGCCGAGGGACCACCGAGTTGGCAGGGCGCCAACACATCGGACTTCCTGGCTTTGGAACGGTCCGCCCAGGCCAACAATGTGGCCAACCCGTTCATCATGTTCGACTGGATGCACACCATGGATGCCCAGATCGACCCGGAGGTGCACCACGACATCCGGCAGGTCTACCCAGGCACCTATGCCGACCCAGGGGACTTTAGGCAGCAACTTGGCGACCTGGTGTTCACCTGGGGACGTGCCCGGGTGCGGTATTATTTCGGATCCAGCGGCGAGGTCTCCGAGGAACGACTGGTCAACTTCCCGGGTGTTGGAAGCCTGGTGCAGCGCCTGGAAGGCCTTGGAATCACCGTGGTGCAGAATGCCACCAGCATCGAGCTGACCAGCGACCGCGGCCTGATCGAGATCAGCCCGGTCGATTGCAACATCTTCTGCGATTCAACGGCGCCCAGGTGGCAGATCAGCACCACACCGCTTACGATCTCGACGGTTTATCCTCAGGGATTCTGGTCTGCCGGCAACGAGGCCACGATCTTCGACGAGGCCATCGACGTGCGGCGCCGGCTGGCTGTTGAGGAGGGATTCCTGAACAATTACGATGATGTCCACGACATCACCGAGGACCGAGTGGCCCTGCTTAGGATTACGCCGCAAGGCCTGGTCTGCAGCGTCGGCAACCCTATTGGCATCGACGGCAACCTCCTGATCGACTACGAGGCCTATGCCACCTCAGGCCAGCTCTACGTCAGGAACCATGACCCTGGGTTCGGTGTGGGCGCCTGGCAGAACTTCTACTTTTCCTCAAGCGACAAGACGGTGCTGATCGGGCCTTCCCGGGTCAACACCGTGACCGGCCAATGGTTCCACCTGTTCCCGACCAAGATCGGCAACAATGTGGCGACCTCCAGCCTGTTCTACCAAGGCTCGATCAACGCTGCCTTTATCCCACCAGGAGGCCCTTGGGGATTCTCCTCCGGCAACTACGACAACGAGCTGATGCGGGCCCAGTTCGGTGATCCTGATCAGCTTTCGACCGCTGGATTCGAGGCTGACTTCTGGGTCAACAAATGGGGCGGCCCCAATGGTGTCGACGCCTCAGTGCGGATCCCAGGCAGCCCAAACAAAACACCGAAGTTCGCACAAGGGCCGACTGGTCTATTCCAGGCAGGGATCGACGACATATTTAAAGATCGAGAGGGATCTCGTTTTGCCTCGACGGTGCCGCTCCAAACCTCGAACACGGTAGCCACCTACCAGGACAGGCTGACATCCATCAAGTTCGACAACGGAGGCCACATTGACGATGTGTTCGATATTCCCTACCGGCCCCTGCTGACACTGAACAGCGGCCCCGGCAGCGGCCCATTTTTCCACAAGATCCCCAAGAGCGCCTGGCTGTGGAACCTGATGCAATGGCGCCTCGACTCCTGGACCCGCTCCTACTGCCTCTGCACCATGGACAAGGCGCCGGGCCTGCCTGCCTTCTTTGGCACCGGCTACGAGCCCGACTTCGACGAGGACGCCTGGTATCTCGATCAGGCCGGCTACGATCTCCTGACCGGCTACGGCGTGCAGTGCTTTGCCAGCCAGGACAGTTTCGGCACCGACTACTGGTTCGTCCCACCGCAGAACCTGCAGACCTGGTGCCGGCGGTTCGGCTTCACCTCGGGCAACTGGCAGACCGAGAACGGCCAGCCCACCGAGTTCCCGGCGGTCCTGGCCACCCGGGTGAAGCCCTACCGTTCCTACTCGGAACGCGAGACCCAGGTGATCGCCAGTTACTTCGACGCCACCACCAACGATCAGAAATACCTGACCCTCAGTCTGGTGGATCTGAAGGGAATTTGACCCCTGTTTGACCCGCATAAACATTGGGTTTTCTTCAAAATCTACAGAAAAACAGTTTTCTCTGTAGACGGGTTAAGTGTTTTTGTGGCAACTTGACGGCCGTCGGTCCAATCAAGTCGAAAGCAAAACACCATGAGATCCACCACACTGCAGGAACAAGAGCACTGGGAGTTCGAGGCTGGCGCTGCCAGCGAGTTCCAGAACTGCTTCACCGAGGCACAGCAGGTTGCCTTTGAGTTGGGCGCCAAGGAGAGCGTTGCAATCAACAAGGCCAAGGCGCTTGGCTTGTTCGTGGTGGTTCTTGAAATCCCTTACTTCTGCCGTTCGACTGACGCTTTGGTCGGCTGCTACAACAGGTTTGTTTGCGCCTTCCCGAGCCGTGAGGCTGCCGAGGCAAAGATCCAGAAGCTCTACAGCAAGCTCTCGGAATACGATTCTGGCGACTACAACTACAGCGTGATCCAACCTGCCTGATTTACGCCCGGGTGGGGCGAATACCACCCAACCAGGGGCGCGACTGGCCAACGCGCAACACTCTCCAAACCATGACCACCATTTCAAACCTCATCAGCGCTCTCATTATCGTCGAGAGCAGCAATAACGACCTGGCCGTCGGTGACCAGGGCAAAGCCATTGGCTGCCTGCAGATCCACCGCGGTGTGGTCCTGGATGTGAACCGGATCACCGGCAGTAACTACCGGCACCAAGACATGACCAACAGGGCGCAGGCCCGGGCGGTGTGCGAGGCGTACCTGAAGCACTACGGCAAGGGGGGCAGTACCGAGCAGCTCGCCCGCCGTTGGAATGGGGGCCCGACTGGGGACCGCAAATCTGCCACCGAGGCCTACTGGGCCAAGGTTAAGAAGCAACTGAAATGACCAAACCGAAAACCATCAACGTGACACCCACCACCCACAAGGCCCTGCGCGACTACTGCCTCGCCGCCGGCCTTAAACTGCAGGCCGTGGCCGACAAGGCCATCGCGGCCTGGCTGAGAAAGGCATCGAAGTGAAACGGATCTTAGCCATTGACCCGGGCATGAGCGGCGGCCTGGCCTACCTAGGACCCTCGGGGGTCATCCTCAATAGTATGCCAACCACCGACCAGGACATCAGCATCCTGGTAACCGACAGGCTGGCGATCTCGGATGTCTGCTACATCGAGAAGGTGGGTGGGTACGTCGGAGGTAAGGGCGCCCCGGGCAGCTCGATGTTCAACTTCGGCTACAACGTCGGCTTCCTTCACGGCCTGATTGCGGCCTCGAAGACCCGGGTGATCGAGGTTCCGCCGCAGCGCTGGCAGAAGACACTGGGGGTCGGTAACAAGGCTACCCATGGAACCAGGTGGAAGAGCCACCTCAAAGGCATCGCCCAGCAGCGGCAGCCCAAGCTCGTGATCAACCTAAAGACCGCGGACGCCGTGCTTATCCTGGAGCACGCCATGATCTCGGAGGGGCTCAAGTGACCATCGAGGAAATGAGAACCATTGACGCCACCAAAACGTACAAGGAGCTGGAGGATGCCAGGGAGCAGATCAAGCGGTTGGAAACCGCTGGGGATTATCTATGCGCCGCTGCCGCCTTCCTAGGCTGGCATGGTGAGATTGAGCAATGGAACAAAGCGAAAGGAATTAAATGAGCGGAAAGAAAATCAGCTCGTTTATAAACGAGCCGTGGCAGGTAGTCGGTTTGGATGCGATGAAACGAGGCCAGGATATCTGCGACCGGAATGGCATGGCCAATCCACAAGGATACATGGCCATTTGCATCGGCCTGTGCGACATCATTCGCGAAATCAAAGAGGAAAAGAAGGAGGCCAAATGAGCGAGCAAAACAAATCGGAGACTGTGCGTCTCACGTTCAAAGGACTGCTGTCCATCTATCTGCCTGACGAAAAGACGGTGATGGAAGTCTACAACGCAACCGAGCTGTGCTGCCGCAGGAACAACTGGGGTATCGCAATCGACGAGAACAACCGATTGGATTTTGTTCCGATGGTCAGAGTCGAGGAGGACAAGCCGTGATATTCAGAGACGACAACAAACGCGAGTTGGTCAAGATCGGATCAACTGGATCTGTATGGGTGCAGCACGACATCACGCCGCTGGAAGTGGCTAAGGTAGTGAAGCTTATGAGTCAGCGAATCGAAAAGCTAGAGCAAGAGAACGACGCAATGAGAGCCGATCTGCTGCTGTGGGAGAATGGAGGGCCGTTGCCGTGAGAAACGTAATCGCATTCTACTCAGACGCACTGACGAACGGCATGATACTCTCAGTGGTGTTTGTAATTGGATTCATGGTGGGCGG